CGGGAAACCGAACCGCTCTCCAGCGACCGGCTGGCCACGCTCAACGAACGCCTCGCCGCCGCCCGCGCCTCCGATGACGAAATCTCCTTCTAAAGACTACCACTTGGAAGGGGTCCGCGACTTAGCCTGCAACATCATCTTGCAGGCGGTCGAGGACATCTGGAACCGCCAGAAATACAAATCCAAACACCAAAGGGCGATCATGGTGGAGGCTCGGCGGTCTGCTCGGCATTTTTTTAAGAACCGAGCGTTCAGCCAAGTTTGCAGCACGATGGATTTACCTGCGGACAAAATTAAAGACGCGGCATTCTACCCGGCGAAATACCCCGAGATCATAAAAATGCTGCGAGAGCGAAAAAAACGATGAACTGGACACATGAGCAACTCAGACAACTCGGCTACCGGCAAAACCCCGATGGTTCATTCTCTCACACTTCAACTTCGCGGATACCTCACGCCCAGCCTCAACCGGCTCCTCGGCCAGCACTGGACGACCCTCCAAAAGGAGAAAGTCCGCGCCCGCCGCGCACTCGACTCCGCATTGAAAGAAAATCCATTCGCCTACTTGATGCAGACAACTACGCAGGAGGTTGCAAGCCGCTCATTGACCAACTCCGCTACGCGAAACTCATCCCGGACGACGATCCAGAAAGTGTCGAAATCCTCTTTGTCCAAACCAAAGTCAAAACGAAGAAAGAAGAAATGACTCACATCGAAATAACAACCACAGGGGGAGTATGAGGGGGAGATTCCCAATACTTGTCAAGATCAATTTTGACTGATACCATCAACTCTATGAAATTGAACCCGAAACAAGAGGCGTTTTGCCAAGGGGTCGCGAGCGGATTGTCGCTCACGCAAGCCTACATCCGCGCCGGTTACTCGGAAAAAGGAGCCGGACAGGGAGGTGAGCGATTGTTGAAAAATGTTGAAATCAGCAACCGGGTGGACGAACTCCGCGCCAAGTCGGAATCCAAGATGAGCTACAAACGCGAGACCTACCTTGAAACACTCCGCGACCGCTTCATGGAAATGCCGCCGGAATCGGCGACCTGCGCGAAGTATGGAGAGATGCTCGCAAAGGCGATGGGATGGAACGAACCCGAGAAGATCGAGGTGGCCGGGGCCATGGACATCAACATCCGCATCGGTGGCCATTAACATCGACATCATCCCGCGACCGCAGTTGGCGAGCTACCTGCACCGCTCGCAACGCTGGTCGGTGATGGTGCTACACCGCCGCGCCGGGAAGTCGTTCGTGTGCATCCAAGATTTGATTGCCAAGGCGCTCTCGCATCGCCGCAGCGGGCCACCGCTCCGCTACGCTTATGTGGCTCCGACCCGCGAGCAGGCGAAGGACATCGCGTGGAAATACCTCGTTCAATTCACCTCGCAAATCCCCGGCGTGGTGATCAACAAGGCCGATCTCGCGATCACCTTCCACAACGAGGCCACGATCCGGCTTTACTCGGGCGAAGCCTACGAGCGCCTGCGCGGAATCTACCTCGATGGGGTCGTGATGGACGAGGCCGCGGATCTCGACCCGGCGGCGTGGGACAATGTCATCCGGCCAACTCTGACCGACTACCAAGGGTGGGCGACATGGGTGGGAACGCCGAAGGGGCGAAACATTTTCTGGAAGATGTGGAACCGGGCGTGTGCGGACAACGAGTGGTTCACGCTCCAACTCAAGGCGAGTGAGAGTGGAATCATCCCGCCCGAGGAACTCGCCGACATTCGGCGTGGGACCACGGAAAATGCGTTCCAGCAGGAATACGAGTGCAGCTTCAACATCGGTCGCCCGGGCGCGATCTATGTCAAATCGCTCGAAAAGGCTCGCTCCGAGAAGCGGGTCAACAACGATGTCCTGTGGTTTAAAGAATTGCCGGTCTACACCTCATGGGATGTCGGCGCTCCGCTGAATCAAAAGGTCTGGATATGGCAGATGGTCGGCGACCGCCTCAACTATCTGGAATCACTCTCCGGGTCCGACGAGTGCAAGACGCCTGCGGATTGGGCGGCGAGGCTCAAGGAACGCCAATACGGCTACGGCGGGCATTACATCCCGCATGATGCCGCAGCGGAAGTGGGAGGACTCTGGCAGGAGGCGCTCGCTCGCAGCGGACTGACCGGCGTGGTCCCCCTGCCTCGGCAGATTTCGGTGTGGGATGGGATCAACCTCGCCAACGATGCGTTCCCGCGCATTCACATCAACGAGTCGGGATGCGCGGATGGCATCGAGGCGCTCGACGCCTACCATTCCAAGGAAGAACGCGATGGCGTCACCATCAAGGATGTGCCGGTCCATGATTGGTCATCGCATTTCGCCGATGCATTCAGCCTTTCACATCAAGCCATCAAGCGAGGCATGGTCATCGACCGCTCCGCGATCCCGCGCAAACCGGAGCGCCATGAGGCGATCAAAGTCATGGCAGGATTCCGGGGCGGTGGATTCGGGAGGGTGAAGCGGTGAATGTATTTGATCAAGTTTCCGAACTCTACCGGCGCTACCCGCAGCCGCGCACATTCGCCGAGGATATTGAAATACACGCGAACCATGGAATCGCGATTGTGCTGCCAGATTTTGTGATGCTTGCCCGCCCGGTGGACATTTTTGATCCTCAAGAAAAATTCTACGACCTCACTTATCGATACCAAATTGAAGAGTGGAATTGTTGGTATGTGTGGATGTATTGCGGTATCAGTCGAAATAACCCTTGCTATATGGTTCCGCGAAAATTACCGTATTGGGCGTGGTGCAATAGAGGGAGACCTCTTAAAATTTTTCCAACTGAAAAACTCAAACCCAACCTTTTAATAAAAAAACAAAATGAGCTTTATTAGTAAAATTTTTGGCGGCGGAGGAGGCGGACGCAAAGGCCCAAGCGAAGCCGAAAAACAACAAGCGGCAAAAGATCGAGAAGAAATGCTGAAAAGAGCCGCAGAAGATAAAAAAATTCGTGACGAGCAAATCGCCGAAGCAAAAAGACAAGCCGAAGAGCAACGAAAAGATCGCGAAAGCATGACCATGCAAATGGCTGCTAACGCCCCTGCTCCGGGGGCGCAGGTTGACCCCGGCTCACCGCAGGATGACATAGAAAAAGAAATCTTGAGGCGCAAGGGCATGAAGAAATCCATCCTCGCCGGGGAATCCTCGCAGGCTCCCATAACGACCGGCTACTCGACGCTAGGTTGATTCAGTTTTGACTGATACCAAATGACCGGAAAAAATCCCGAACTCGCGGACAAGGTTTTGCAGCGCCATGCGGAGTTGGTTCACCAGCGGGCGACATGGGAATCGCTTTGGGAGGACATCGCGAAATATGTGATGCCGCGCAAGGCAACGATGTTCACGCAGACGACCTCGCCATCCACCGAGGACGAGGCGCAACTCTTCGACGCCACTGCGGTGCGGGCGAACATGATTCTGGCCAATGGCCAACTCAGTTGGATGACGCCGCTCGAAAGCCGGTGGTTCAGCTTGGAACCGCCGAAGGCGATGGAGAGCGAGGACGACATCGAGCAATGGTTCAAGCGTTGCACCGAGGTCATGCAGGCCGAACTCAGCCGGTCGAATTTCTACACGGAGATTCACGAACTCTATCTCGACCGGGGCGCGTTCGGCACGGCGGCGATTCTTGTGGAAGGCGGCAAGAACAATTCACTCAACTTCACGAAACTCGATCTCGGATCGTTTGCGATCTCCGAGGACGACGAGGGGTATGTCGATACTCTCTCCCGCGAGTATGAGATGACCGCACGGCAGGCCGCGCTCAAGTTTGGCGTCGAGAACCTCACCGACTCGATGAAGAAGGAATTGGAGAAGCCCAACTCCAACCGCAAGTTTTCCTGTGTCCATCTCATCGCTCCCCGTGGCCCGGGTGAGATCGAGCAAGGCAAGCGAGATGGCGCGAACAAACCCTACGCCTCGGTCTATGTGGACAAGGCGAGCAAGCATGTCTTCCTGTCCAGCGGCTTCGATGAGCAACCATTTTTCGTCACCCGCTATCTCAAATGGAAGAACTCCGAGTGCTACGGCTACTCGCCATCGTGGACTGCGCTGCCGGAGTGCAAGCAACTCAACTTTCTTGAAAAACAACTCGACTCGCTCGCCGAGATTCATGCGTTCCCTCGCATTCTGATCCCTGCCGGATTCGATGGAGACATCGACCTCCGCGCCGGGGGCGTGACCTATTTCGACCCGAACAATCCCAACGCAACACCACGGGAATGGGGAACCAATGGGCGCTACGATATCGGCGTCGAGCGGGCCGAGCAAAAACGCAAGGCGATCAACGAAGCCTTCCATGTGGACTTGTTTCAAATGTTCGCGCAGTTGCAAAAGCAGATGACCGCCCGCGAAGTCGCCGAGCGAGCCAGCGAGAAGCTCATCCAATTCTCTCCGACCTTTGCTCGCCTCACCACGGAGCTATTCAACCCGCTCCTTCGCCGGGTCTTTGCGATCCTCGCCCGCGCTGGCAAGTTCCCTCCCCCACCGCAGCAACTCACGATGGTCGGTTACATCCCCGAACCGGATGTCGCCTACAACTCCCGAATCGCCCTCGCGATCAAGTCTCTCGAAAACGCTGCGTTCGTTCGCACCAGCGAGATGCTTCTGCCTTATGTGCAGATCAAGCCCGACATGCTCGACAACTTTGATTTCGATGAAATCTGCCGCGACATGGCGAGGAACGATGGTCTTCCCGCCCGCTGGCTCATGGAGGAGGAAATGGTCGCGCAGCAACGAGCCGCCCGCGCCCAAGCTCAACAGCAAGCCATGCAGGCACAGCAGATGGAGCAGGCCGCGAGCGCCATCGGCAAAGCGGGAAGCGTCAAGCAGGACTCCGCTCTCGCCGGGATGCTCCCCGGCATGATGGGACAAGCGTGATGGCTCCCGAGGACAAAGCCGCCGCTCTTCGGCGCGAGCGTGAGCGCCAGAAGACCACCAACGCCTATCACCGGGTTTTCAGCACCAAGGAAGGCCAAGCGGTCATCGCCGACCTCAAGGCGCAGTTTGCCACCGAAAGCCAAGTCTTCCTGCCTGGTTACGATTTCAACCCCGTGGTCGCCGCCCTTCGCGATGGTCAGCGCGGTGTGGTCCTGCACATCGAATCAGTCCTCCGAAGGCCGGTCATCGCAGACGGCGACATCGAGACTCCCAAACGAAAGGTGAAAAAATGAGCAAGAAAACCGAACCCAAAAAAGACATCCCGCCCGCACCCGAAATGGAGCAGATGCTCGGCGACAAGACCCCCGCCTTTGTCGAGTGGCTGCGCGACTACCACCCGCAGGAGTTCGCGATCCGCTACGCCGGTCGCCGCACCCATCTCGGTTACCACCCGCATCAAAACTGACGCGCAGTTTTGACTGATACCATTTATGGAAGACACCATCGACACCTCCTCCGAGCAGAGTCTGCTCGACACAGGAGCCGACAGCACCAACGCCGCAGCGCCCGCCGCTTCGGAGACGACCACCACCACCACGCAACCCTCCACTCCCTCGACCGGCTGGGTGAACCCGGACGGCACCTTTGGAGAAGGATGGACGAACAACCTCCCCGAGGATTCCGCCGCCTACAAAGACACGCTCGCGAAATACAAAAGCGTTCCCGATATGGCGAAGGCGCTCGCGAATGCGAATGCTCTGATCGGAAAAAAGCTCGGCGTCCCCAACGAAAAATCCTCGCCCGAGGAGGTCGCCGCCTTCCGCCGTGCCATGGGCGTTCCCGAGTCGCTGGAGGAATACAAGTTCGCCCCGGATTCCGTTCCGGAAGGCTTGGAGTGGAGTGAAGAAATGTCGAAGCCTTACGCCGAGATCGCTCACAGGCATGGCATCCCGCCAGCCGCGATGAAGGAACTCGTCACGCAACACGCAAAGACCGAGGCATTCAAAATGGAGGCGATCCAAGCCACCTACGAGAAGCAGCGCACCGAAGCCGTTCAGAGTCTCCAGAAAGAGTGGGGAAATGATTTCGGAAAAAACATCGGACTTGCCAAGCAGGCCGCAAAGATCGCCGGGGTCGATGCGAATTCCCATGGGTTCAGCGACCCCGAGGTCGTGCGTGGATTCGTTCGCATGGCGCAAATGATGAGCGAGGACAAGGTCGGTCGCTCGATGGGTGGCACGGAGTTTATGACCGGCGCGGCCCGCGCCAAGGACATCATGTCGAACCCCGACAACACTTGGCACAAACGCTACATGGATGGCGACCGCGAAGCCGCCGCGCTCGTCACCTCCTTGCTCAAGCAAGAGCGGAGTCCCAATTACGATCGATAATTACAATTTCTGCGGGGTAGTGAAGAGGCATCACACCAGTTTCATAATCTGGAGTCCCGAGTTCGATTCTCGGCCCCGCTAATTTTTGACTGATACCTCGGAGTGTGCTACACACTCCTTCGTCAGAGCAGACACCTCCTTTGTGAGCCTGCTCCCTAATACCCGCCGTCGAAGACCCCGATTGGGACACTCGGAAGCGAAGGGAGCAAATGAACCATCAGTTTCGACTGATACCAACCAACTCAACACAAGGAGAAAAAAATGGCAGACCTCAATGGTGTTCTGACGAACATCCCCAACCACTTCACCACCCAGTTCGATAGCAACTGGAAGCACCTCGTTCAGCAGAAAAATTCCAAGCTGAAAGAATATGTGACCCTCGATTCCATCGAAGGAAAAGAGAAGTCCTACAACCAACTTGACGCAACCTCGATGACGCAGATCACGGATCGCTCACGCGACACCCGGATCAGCGATCAAGCAATGGCCAAGCGTTGGATTCGCCCACTCAACTACGACTGTGCCAAACTCGTTGACGAGTTCGACGAGCAGTTCCTCGGCGAAGTTGTTCTTCCGACCAGCCCGATCATCCAATCGCACGGCGCAGCCTATGCCCGCACCTGCGACAAGATCATCATCGACGCTCTCGGCGGCACTGCCTTCACCGGCGCGACTGGCACAACGGCCACCGTCCTGCCACCAGGCCAGAAGATCGCAGCCAACTATGTCGAGTCCGG